AGAACGCCGGAGCGATAGATAAATGTTGGGAAAGGCAGCCGTCATTTCTTTATGATAAGAAACGTCTACTTCTATGTTAATTTCGTGATCATCTTCCTGATGTCAGGAAGATGATGTATGGGCATAAAAAAAGCCCAAATTCGTATTGAGCATAAACCGAGCTCTGCGGTGTTCATAAAAAATGTAATGTTTTGCTGTTGCAAATATTGCACAAATATTTGAAACGACAAAACTATTCAAAGAAAATTATATTCTATTTTCTCACTTTTTAGTATTTAAGCCATCATTGATAGATTGGCCTTCAGTCAATGTCTTTTTCATTAGCCAATGATAAACATTTTGATTGCTAGTTGTGACAACGTATGCTTGTTGGAAACTCCACCCTAAATTTGACATGAAATTCAAAGCATCTACCATCGAATTGAATTTGATAACGTCCCCATTTTCATCCAACAACATTTTATTTTTATACTCATTCCAATAACTTGTTTTCTGTCCAAAATCCACTAGAATCGTTAATTTCTTACTAAATAACGTTGTTTCTGTTCCTACAATCTCACAATAAACATTTTCACCAGAATTTTCGGCAAAACAACCGATACTAAATACAAGCATCATTAAAATTAAAATCTTTTTCATATTAAATGTGTTTTATAATTTCCGCGCAATTTAGTAAAAATAATATAATTAGTTAAAAAAAAGAAGAGCTTTCATTTCTGGAAGCTCTTCTTTTCTTATAATAAGGTGGTTCAGGTGTTCAATTAAAATGCTCTTTTAAAACTGGACCGCCCTCATGCAATTCATAATTTCATTAAATTTTTCCTGTATCAAGGCTTTTTGTTTTTCGCTGGCAAATGCATGTCCTTCTTTATATTTTCTCATTAAAGAAGGATTGATATTTACCGCTCTGGCAAATTCAGAGACATTAAAGAAAGGGAATGATTTAAAGAATGCAGAAAAATTATATCTAAAATCAAATTTTAGTTTCCCATCTCCCAAATAAGATGGTAATTGTTCTTCCCTTTCTTCATACTCTTCAATCAAAGATTCCAAAGAATCTTGCAATGATTCCTTAGCTTCGCTTTCTGTAAGTCCATAGCCTACAAGTCCAGGAACAGCAGGTGCATATATTCCATATCCACCATCTTTTGATTTCTCAATAATAACTACAATAGTTTTCATAACTAATATTCAAATAAAGATTTCGTTCAATTAAAAACCCCTCCTAAGAAGGAGGGGCTAGCTACTTACTATTTAAGCCCTGCATCTTTCATCATTTTTGCTAGTGTTCCGTCCGGAACTTCTTTGCTTGGATGACGGCCAACCGGAATTGAATAGTTGTAGTCGGGGTGCACATACTTGTAGTGCTTTTTCCCCTTCTTGATTGTCCAGCCTTTGGCCTCAATCAACTTGTAAAATTCCGAAAACTTCATAATGTAAAGAGCTATTTTAATTGAACAAGACAAAAGTAACATATTTGTTCCAAACTACAAACTGTTTTTGGAACAAATATGTTCCTGAAATAGTTTTTTAACACTCCAAGGCAACGCCTTACCTTTTTGCCGGGAAAATCAGCGGGCAAAGTTACCAGGATGCGAACAAAGTGACCTTAATCCTTGTAGCTTGCCCGCTGATTTTCCCGGCTGGGCACAAAAAAGCACCTGCCAAAGCAGGTACTTCTTCCGCTATATTTCAAATTCTCCCTTCATCCGCATAACTATAGTATCTTCCATCCGTAATAATTATGTGGTCTACAAGATTTATATTCATTACCTTCCCTGATTCTCTGACACGCTGTGTCAATCTATCATCTTCACAACTAGGCTTTATATTTCCGCTTGGATGGTTATGTATTAAAGCAATACTAACAGCTCTTTTTAAAATTGCTTCTCTAAGTATGAACCTGATATCTACACTTGTCTCCGCTATTCCTCCAGCACTTATTTTTATTCTGTCAATAACTCTGTTCCCTTGATTTAAAAGTAATATCCAGCACTCTTCAGTTGATAAATCGCATAATACAGGATGAAATATTTTATATATATCGGTAGAGCATGAAATAATATTTTTATTTATTATTTCTTCCTGCTGCCTACGCTTCCCTATTTCAAAAGCTGCCATAATTGCTATAGCTGTAGAATATCCAACACCTTTAAACTGGCAAAGTTCATCAACTCCAATTTTAGCTAAATTACCAAAATTATAATCACATGATTTTAATATTTGCTGTGTTAGATTTACATTATTATTCCCCAATACAGTAGCTAATAATTCAGAATTATTTAAAGCTTGGAATCCCTTTTCAATAGCCTTATAAACAGGGCTATCTTCTTTACAATTAATTGTTTTCATATTCATATAAAAATTTAAGCTTCATATATAACATAAGGATTCTCTTTATTAAAAATAGGGTCTGTAGTAGAAAGAAGTTCCCATGTTTTACCCTGAGACTTAAAAACTATTTCTACTAAATTATTTTCTTCCCATGTACGGATAAATTTTGCATCATTGAAATACTTGTTAATCTCATTAATTGCATTTGCCACACTGTAAATTGCTGTTTTCATGTCTGTAAATTTTAAATTCTTGAACTGGAAGCTCTTCGGGTGTTAGCCTTTTTAATTTCTTTCTCCCTGAACTGAGCTTTTTTTTATTCCGTCACTTTCGCAATCGGTATGTTTCGCCTTTGATGCTGCCGATAAAAGGTAGGTACCCGTAGTTGCAAGGCTTTTCAGATAAATACTATCTCCAAAATGGAGACTGGAGATTTCTATGAAAACAGCGCTTGGCCTTGCTACTTCGATAGGTACCGTAATTACTTTTGCGGCACAAAGACGAAACATGATTGCGAAAGGGAATAAATTAAGGCGAAGAGAAGAGAAGGAGAAAGAACATCTCAAAGCAAAGCTTTACCTATCTGCCAGTCTATTCAGAATGGCGCCATCAGTTACTCCCAAATGGGTGTAACTACTGCGTGAACGCAAAAAGAACAATATACCCTATTCTTGCGAAAATGGTGCCGGACGTGTTATCTATCAATGAGCATATAAACGATAAAAAGATATCTCGTCCGGCACCATTTTCGCGCCGCGCACCTGCTTAATGGGTCATTATTTGAGTGAAACGGGTCGTGTTTTATTGTTTCGCCGGCTCCGAAACAATCCTAAAACACTAATAATGAAGCATAAAACAGGTGCGCGGCTAAAAACACACGTGTTTTTAACACGATTATGCCCGACACGCGCCTCCTTAGGGTTGCGGTTGCAAGCCCCCTTTTGCCTCGGAAATGTGATAAATTGTTAAAGAACAGACAAAATCCCACCTATCCCCAACAAGGCATAAAAAAGCCCCACTACAATTAAGTAGCAGGGCCATAACTTCACAACATCTGTTTTATTTAGGAGCAAGAGAGAACGCTTCAGAAGCTTTCCTACCACGTTCCCATGTCTTAATGTTATTCTTCTTCATTGTAATGTACTTCAATGCATCCGTTAAGTTCGTACTCTCTTTAGCCAGGCGTTCCAGCGGTAACTTATCACCAGTCTTTTGTTTTACCACCTGATTGTTACTACTTGGCCCATTAGCTATTTTAGTCTGGGTAACTTCCATCTCCGATTTAAGATTCGGACAATTGTACTGATCAATTAAAAGCTTAAACAATTTCCTATCAAGATTACCTGATAGCAGATCCATAAAGAATCTGTATTCGAGATTACTACCTATGTTACCTTGTCCTAAGCTCATCAGTTGAACCTTCCAACCAGTACGCGTACCATCTTCTTTGAATTCAATGTTCCTCTTTATCTGAGTAGCCATATCTGCACTGACTTTCTTATAGTTATTCATTGAACGGTCATACCATAGCTTCAAGATCTTGCGCTTATGCGGTTCAAAGTAACGGATGAATTCATCGGCCAACTCTCTTACGCCATTAGGAGGAAGAGTATATAACTCTTTCATTATTCTATATACATTATTGGTACATGGTTGTGCCATTACCATTGATAACATATTACCAGCATCCATTCCAGCCTCGATAGGCATATTAGTATTAAGGTATCGAAGTACACTGCAATCTTGCTCCCATCCGAATTCATGCTTATCCAGCACCTCGTTAATATAACCATCTGCATAGAAGTTCCTAATACTCAGATTACAATAGAACATCTGTGCAGCACTCAATTTAGGAATGATACTTAATATATTACATGCCATACCTTCAAGGCTTTCAGAGAACTCATCGCTAAACCAATCCAATCCAAGTACGTCTGCATTAACAAATGAGGATGATATCCAGAATAAAGAAGTTCTGGAACGAGTCTTAATCCATCTCTCTTCCCACCTCTTCATATTTCTGCCGGCATTATCCAGCTTATTCTGAATCTTATTCATTTGCTCTTCAGAAACTTTATGAGCACGAAACTTTTCTTTTATCTCATTATATTCCTGAAGAATTGATACATAAGTTTTCTTTGTCTCATTGAATACCAGTCCAGCCTGTAACATAAGAAGTATCTTATCTCTGTTATTTTGCTTGGCCAGCTTTAGCATCCAATCATATTCTCCGATATGGTTTGGGTTAGGCATATCAGTTGTTAATGAACGGCTACGGTACCAAACACTATTTCCGTACTTAACACGATATCCACGAACTGCCTTTAATAAATTTGTGAATTTCTCTTCAGGAAAGTATTTTGTTTCATCTCCAAATATACCTACATAAGAACGACCTGCTCCGATGGAAGGGCGGTCCAATGATATAAAAGTAAAATTGAATCCAGTGTAGAAAGTCATTGTCTGCCTCCAATCAGTGCAGACATTATACATTCTGGACTTCCACTCTTCAGGAGGTTCCTGGTTAATTACATAATGTTTTCCGAATTCCCATCCAAGCAAATGCAATCCATCTATTAGTGACGGTATTACATTCTTATGCAAGTTGCTATAAGTATCAGAGCACCATGCAAATGGAGCACCAGGGCAATCACAAACAACTTCCTGAACACGTTCTGCCATCACCTGCACAGTTTTAGCGCTGGCACGTCCGGCTATCCAATATAATGACCATGGCATAGCTATAGTAAGCATCTGAGCTGTCCAATTAGAATAACGGACCTCTACTTCATCAGTAACTTTTAGTTTTCTTTTCTGTGTCATCCAGCATTTCCTCTACGTTAATATCTTCAACCTGCGCATCTCGTTTTAAACGAACCTTTTCTCTTTCCGGAATATCCGGTATAGAATCAATGAGAGAAGCCAACTTATAACGATCAGCCTGAGGCAGTCCGATCTTTTCGGTGTCAAGTGAGTATATTTTGATAGGTTTTTCTTTCGGAGTCTCAATCTTTTCTGGGTCATTTTTATCTAAGCCTCTGACTTTCCATGCCTGGATCATCAGATTGCCATAGACTTCAAGATCTTTTGTGTTTTCGGCCATTGTCAAAGCTACCTTAGCAGCTTTTTTCATTTCCTCATACATCATTTGCCTCATAGCTTCTCGTTCTATTTTATCATCACAATAGAATAGGTTTATAGCTTCAGAATACATTTCACGAGCGCGTTTAATTGTGCAATTAAACGGCTCATGCCGAAGAAAGGATACAGCATTATCTTTCCCGTATTTTCGTTCAATTCCTATTAATGTATGCAACATGTTATAGTAATTAAACTCTTCATCATTGAGATCTATTTCTCCACCGCTAGCCATGTAATCCTGAACGCGGTCAAAATATGAAGTTTCAAACATTTCTTTTATTCAATATCTCCAAATACAATTCTTTGGAGAGCGTTATTAAATTCTACTTTCCTACGTAATTTGTCCAGCCTCTGAGCCTGCGTAACATTTTCACCGGTTTCTGCAGCTGCGGCCATTGCTATTCCTTCTTTAGCCTGTTGGTATAGTTGTCCTCTTTCATAATGATACTTTATCGGGCTTCCTATCAGATTAAAATACCATTCAAAGTCTTTCCATGGTATATTGAAATATTTGGCAATCTGTATAGGAGTATACCCTATAGCTGCCAACTT